CCTCCGCTGTTTCCAACTCCCGCAAACTCAAGATGACCATCGAAGAACAATTGCTCGAAGCCTCGGCTGCCCTCTCGGGCCTCACCGCCGAACGCGATGACCTCCGTGCCACTGTCGAGAAGCTCACCGTCGGCGCCGCCGCGGAACTCGAAAGCCTGAAGGTCGAAGCCTCCGTCAAGGACGCCTCCATCGCCAGCCTCACCGAAGTCGTCAAGACCATCGAAGCCGAAGCCGCCGCCCTCAAGGTCGCCGCTCTCGAAGCTGAGGCCGTCAAGGTCAGCGCCTCCAAAGAGGCCGCCAAGATTGCCGCGTCTGTCGGCGTCACCCCGGTTGCCCTTCCCCAGGGCGACGGCGCTCCTGCCGAGGCCGTCAATCACTACGTCGCTTTCATGGCCCTGCCTGTCGGGTCCAAGGAACGCAACGCCTACTTCGAGGCCCATCGCTCCGCGATCATCAAAGCCTCTTTCTAATTTCCCCCTAACACTACTCATCACACATCATGGCTAATACCATCACCGCCGCCCCGTCCGTACTGGCCGCTGGCGTCCTCTCGGCTCTCCAGAACAAGCTCCCCGTCCTCTCGGGTATCTCGTCTGTCTTCTCGGCTCGTCCCGGCTCCGCTGGAATGAGCATCACCGTGCCCCTGATCGGCACGTCCACCGCGTCCAGTTTCGGCGCTGGCGGTTACCTCACCGGCGATGACGCGACTGTCACGCAGACTGCTGTCTCGCTCGGTCACTACAAGATCTCCAGCCGCTTTACCCCTTCGAACCTGAAGGACTACGGCGCCGACTTCTTCGTGGCCAATTTCACGCAGACGGCTAGCATCGGTCTCGCCCAGAAGGTCATGGACCTTATCAACACTCAGGTCACCAACGCTAACTACAGCGTGTCGACTGTCTCTGGTGCCGCCCTCTCGTACCTCGAACTCGTTGGAGTCCAGAAGACCCTCGACGACGCCAAGGCTCCTAGCCCTCGCTACGCCGTTCTGAACAGCACCTACATCTCTGACCTCCGTCAGGATACCACGATCGTTGGCAACAACGTCCTCGGTGCCTCCATCATCCGTGATGGCGACCTCGGCATCATCGCCGGTGCCCGCATCTACCAGTTCGCCAACCTCGCTACCAACTCCGAAAACTTGGCCGGCTGGGTTGCAGGACCTGACGCAATCGCGTTCGCCTCGGCCTTGCCTGACTCTGACGGCATCCCCGGATTCGAAGTCGCTAACGCTGTCGACGCTGGCACGGGTCTCGGTGTTCAGGTGCTCGTCGGCATGGAGCAGAGCGGCTATCTCAACGTCACTTGTACGCTACTTGCGGGTTGTGCCGTTGGACGTGCCAGCTCGTTAGTCCGTCTGAAGACCGCGTAATCAGCCTAACGGCTACGAACTTAAGGGGCTCAGAAATGGGCCCCTTTTTTGTGCCTAGTTGCCAAAGCGGGCAAGTATAGGATGAGCCTCTACGCTGACTTTCTCGCTGACGCTAAAGAGATGATCGCGGACTTCGGCGTGGCCGGAACCGCCAACTCTGGAGCCATTACCTTCTCCTGCCTTATCTCCGACCCCGCCGTCATGACCGTCCTCGAAGCAGGGGGGTATATGGAGCGGACCCAGTACTCGGTCAGGCTCCCCGCTGTAACGGCCTCCTGGAGCCTCCCAGACGGCTCTACGGGGTCATCGGCGGCCCTACTGTCGGCAGGTGTCCCCATCGCCAGCCTAGGCCAGGGGAAGAAAATCGTCGCCGGCGGGAAGACCGTCCGCATCACGACCCAGACCTACAAGCCCGGGTCGGCATGGATCACGCTCGTCGTCATCGACGATAACCAGTAACGCCGTGGTGACGGTCAGCATCAGTCCGAAGTCTCAGGCTGAGTTTATGGCTGGCCTCCGTCAGTTTGCTGCGAACACCGGGCAGACCATGCGGGACGCGGCGCTTGAACAAGCCGCCCTCGCCTGCCAAGACGCGGCAACCTTTACCCCTCCTATGCCGAAGGGCGGAGGCCGTGGCCTATCGAAGGCCGCCCAGACCGCTGGCGACGAAGCCGTGGCCGGAGACATCAAGAAGCTCTACGTCGCGGCTAACGACCGTAGCTCGAACTCAGCTGCGGGCCTCCTCGGCAATCAGCTGGCCTACGCCACCAAGTCCAACGACCTCGGCCTTTTTAACAAGATTATAGGCAAGGGCACGCTTCAGGCACTCAAGGGTCTGCCGCCCATCCTGCGGAAGATTGCCAATGACCAGGACTACACGCGGGCGTTCGCCAAGGCCAAGAACTACTTTAACACGACCAACCCCATCCAGACCGAATACGGTCAGGGCTTCGTCACTGATCTGCGTACTCCGCATAATCGCATCAAGGCCAAGTTCGGTGGCCGCATCGGCAAGGGCACGCGCCCGGTCACCATCAAGATGCTTGTCGAGACTAAGTCGGAGCTGACGCAATACATCAAAGACCGCCAGCAAATGGTCGGCATGATTAAGGCCGGATGGGCATCGGCTCTGCGCTCCCTGCCTAAGCCTGTCATCAACGGCATCCCCAAAGACTTCGGAGTCGACCTGCTCAAGGTGGCATGGATTAACCGGCACACGCAAGTCCGCGGGACCAACAGCCTCCTCGCCAACGAGAAGGTCGTCGAGCTGAGTGTCACCAACACCCAGGGCAACGTGAATAACATTGGCGTCGACGCTTCCGTACTGCCCCTGGTCTACGCCAACCGCATCAAGCAGATGAAGGCCCGCTTTGAGAAACACATGAACTCCACCATCCAGCGCGCTAAGCGCCGCTAACCTTTATGGGCACCAAATCCATCCGTCACATCGTCGAGGCCACCGTCGCGACTTACCTCTCGACCCAGACCGGGCTGACCACCGTCACGTTCCTTACCGGGGACAACAACGCCACCCAGACCCTGCCAAAGGCCGTGGTCCTCTGCGAAGCCGCCAGGGCACCGTCCGACCTCCCCGAAGGCGAAGGCAACTTCAGCTGCTCGGTCCGCATTACCCTTTTCTCGAACGCCGACGACACGACCCTCGCCGATCACCGCCTACGCTGCGCCGCCCTCTCCGGCAATATGCGTGACCTGACCTCCATCAAGGCGGCCTTTACGGCCACGGGCGACGCGTCCTGCTATGACGTCACCATGCAGTCTGAAGACGAAGGGGTCGACGAGCGCTCCTGGGCAACCTCGTTCACCTTTGACCTACTGGCCGTCTTCCCCGCGTAAGGTTACCAAACCAAGCAAATACAAATGGCAGCTATCTCTAACGGAACGACCTGCCTCTACGGTGTTGCGGGCGTTGTCACCAACCTCTTCGTGCAGAGCTACTCGCTCTCCTCCTCGTTCAACGCCGAGGCCACGGTGGTCGACGAGACTGGCCTGACCAAAACCCACCGCCTCGACGACCGCAAGTCCGAGATTACGGTCGAAGGTATCTGCAAGACCTCCTCGATGCCTTCCCTCGGCGCCACTCTCAGCTTCACGCTGAACGCCACCACCGCTTACCCGTCTGGCTCGGCTTCGGTTTCCTTTAGCGGAGTCATCACTAAGATTGACGAGAAGGGCTCTAACAAGGGCTTCACCGCAGTCTCGGTCACGGCTATCGATTACGAAGGTATCTCGATGTAACTGCCACTTGCCTTGGCTTCGGCTTAGGCAAGTATCGGTTGCATGGACAAACGGTTCCTTTCGGCCTTCATCGACCCGGCTCCCTTTCGGCTGCTGGGTCGTTCCATGTACCCATGGTGCCTCAAGTACCGGGTGCGCCTGATGGCCTTTGACTCCCCGCTCGTCACTGGCTCCCGCGGCATCACCCCTGCCGATCTAATCTTCGCCTGCCAAGTATGCGCTGAAGAACCCCTGGGCGAGATTGGCTGGCGAGACCAGCTGCGGATGCTTCACCTTGCCCGCAACCCTGCCAAGTTTGAAGCCATGCTAGAAGCCTTCTCCGGCTACATCCTCGTGCAAGACTGGCCGAAGTTCTGGGAGCAAACCAAGAAGAGCAGCGGAGGAAGCAAGGGCGTGCCTTGGCCGCTGTCCATCGTCGCCAACCTTATCACCAACGGCATCGACGAGAAGCGGGCGTGGGAGATGCCGGAGTGTCAGGCCATCTGGCTCAACTCCGCCCTGGCTATCGCTAAGGGTGCGGACGTGGCGATCATGTCGCCCGAGGAGGAATCCTTCATGGCCGAGGAAGAAGCCAAGGAAACCGCGGCCCCCGCTTCCAATCCTGCAAAGGAAACACCCTGACGATGGCCCAAGACCTGACAGTAAACATCAAGACCACCTCCGACGTCCCGCAGGCGATGGACAAGGCGACACAAGCTACGAGTAACTTTGGCAGACAGGTGCAGGACATTCAAAAGAAGTTTGGCAATGCATTTAAGGACATCTTCTTAGGCTTCACGGCTCCGATGATTCTAATCCAGTCTGCCATCAGTTACATTAGTGCTGCAATGGAAAAAGCCCGCCAAGACGCCAAGGAAGGCTTAGACCTTATTGCCCAAGGCAAGACCGAGTTTGCCAATTCGCAGGAGGCTAGGACCGCCGCGTTTTTTAAGCGCCGCAAAGAATTGGAAGAAGAGAAGCGACTTGTTGCGGAAGGCCGTGCGAGCATAACCGAACAGATTTTAACCGACCCAGAACTTGGCAAAGGTTTCGTTCCCCCTCAACGTATCATGCAACGTCTTCAGTCTGGCGAAAGTATTAAGGGAGTATCAAAGGACCCAGAACTTGGACGCATGGCCATGGATTTCTTACAGCAGACCGAAAAGGGGCGTAAGATTTTAGCCGAATCAACTCCGGCTGAAGCCTCTAGGGGTTCCACCTCCTTCAAAGGCCCCGAGGGTTTCTCCAACGTCGTCGGCGTCGGCTCCAACCCGGTGATGGAGGCTATGACCGCCCAGCTCGAAGAGCAGCGCAAGCAGACCGCCCTTCTCCAGCAGATCGCCAGCCCTAACGGCAGCATCCCTGCCGACTTCACCAAATCCACTTCACCTTCTCGCGCCGCCCTTTTAAAGGGTGCACTATAATTTATGGCTATCGTAATCAATGGGAACGACCTGACCACCCCGCTCCTCCAGCCAGGCTGGACAGTATTGGATGACGGCTTCGGCCTCAACACCTCCACGACTGTTTTCAAATGTGACACCACGTTCGACATCGACGCTTTTGCCGTCAAGGGCGACCCGCACCCAGACCCGACCTACTCTTACCTAAAGCTCGACAAGTGGAAGGTCAGCTGGGACAGCCTGGACATCGCCACCCTGACCATTGATTACGTCGGCATCGACACGGCCATCAACAGCGGCGTGCGCACAAACCCCAACACGTCCTCGGCAAACGGCCTGACCACGGAAAACATCACGACCCACCCTAACTTCTTCACGACTATTGCCGGCACTAGTTACGCCCAGTCGCCGCTTGGTCCTTTGGTCGAGATTAAGAATCCTGTTGATTACCTTACTCAGGTCATCGCTTTGCAGACTGTTATTATCAGCAAAAAGCAGTCTTATGTCGGCCTTAATGGTTCCTGCTTTGAGAGCGAAGACGGTGGGCGTTTTATTGGCTTTGTCGACCCGACCTACCCCAGCTTCTACGGGAAGACCAATTATCTCACAACGACCTCAACTTACTCTGGCGTTGTCTATTCGACCCAGATTGCCGACGTCCAAGCCTTGCTTGCCTTACTGAATAGTGCCACCGCTACCAACTCATGGGGCATCTTTAGTCTCCTGCCCGCATGGGCGCCCATTGGGGTCGGCTCGGGTAGTGGCAACGTAAACCTGCTCTCTCAGGTCAACGTCGAGTCCTTTGGATCGCTCTATAAAATCATGTACGAGATTAGATACTCAAAGGTAGGCTGGCATCCGTTGGTCTATACCAATATCTAATCAATGAGCCTCCAGCCCGGCAACGGTTACAACTTCGTAGCGTCCAGCCAGGGCACGTCTCTGGACATCGACAAACCGTGGACGCCGCCGATTGGCGACCCGATGGTCTTTGCTCCGCAGTTAGTATTGGGCAACCCATTCCTCCCACCGCAGCTAGTCTACGGCGACGGCTCCGGCGGCATCCCTTCCCCGTTTGAGTGCAAGATTGTTAGCATCAACGGTCAGCGGTTCCTGCAAATCGGCGTGGGGTCCATTAACTACACTTCAAGCGCTATGCCACTTATCAAGGGCGGCGCGGCGACGCGGATCATGCAAGCCTATGCCAACAAGGTGCAAATCTGCCCGAGCGGAACCCGTACCTATGGCGACCTTTACCCGCTGTACCCCTTTGACCAGCCTAGCTACTCCCTGACGGCATGGATGGAAGACGGTGGGGGTTATGAGTTATCTGACACTAACGACCCGGTAACCCTGTACGCCTTTAAGTGGGATGTGGCTGTTGGCGTTGAACCTTTTAACGAAAGCGACGTGGTCAACACGGGGCTCCCGACGCTGGCCCTGCTTGCTTCGTCTAACAGCTCCGACATCAACAAGGTCGCCGTGGACGCGGGCCCCTCCCTTTACGTCCAGACGATGAACATCCAGCCGATGACTGGATATAGTAACTTACCTGCGCCGTTCCCTGATAGCGACTGGGGCTACTGTCACACCTCCTGGCTGAACCCGCGTAAGTTAGGCTACAGTTACAAGGCCATCGCCACCGTCACCCCAGAAGCAAACACCTTTGCCATGGTCGGAGGAATTGAGCGCGTCGGTATTCCGCTTGTGCAGAATCAAGTGCAGCACATCAGCCTGATCGGTAAGGCGTCAGGTGGCACTGCCTTAATCAGCTGCGGCGGCAGTGTCTCGACCATCCCCTTCCCCGTTACAACCTTCTGGGACGCGGTTGCCCCAGTCTACTCGGACGAGTTGACCCTGGCTAACTGCCTAAACTCCATGCCGCCTATTACCTTAACGGTAGCCGGGGAGGCCGTGGTCATCCCCTTCACCGGGAATGTCGCGG